AGAAGATGTGGATGAAGTTACAAGAGCAGTTGAACAGTACAGGGCAGAAGGAATCGATGTTCCAGTCTATGTTATGCCGCTTGGGGGTCGTTCAGAAGAATACAGCCTCAACACAAGAGGAGTCGCAACATTGGCAATGGAGCGAGGCTGGAGGTATACACCCCGACTACACGTCGACATCTTCGGCAACGCTTGGGGGACTTAATAAAGAAGATTTAGATGATAAAGCAAGAAAGGCAGGACTATAATGATAGATGTAATTAAAAAAATGTTTAATAAAAACCATGTTCCTGCTACGGTGTCTAAAGAAAAGACAACAGACGCTAAAGCAGAAGCAACAAAAAAGAAAGAACCTTATGTAGCGGTTCTCAATGTGGAAATGAAAGATAATAATCCACGCAACGGCTTCTTTGAATTAGATTGGAATCAATACTTTATACGTGAGTTAAAACTTAATGGTTATCAAGGTGATTCTGAAGAAGAAATTGTAGACGCTTGGTTTAAAGAACTATGCGGTAATGTTGCAAAAGATCAAGGTGTAGCGTCAGCAGAAAATCCTATGGGTGCTGGCTATGTTAATGTAAAACCTTTAGGAGACAACAAATCGGAGGTTAGTTAATGACTCCAGTAACTAAAACTAGAAAAACTGAAAAATATAGAAAAGAAGATTGGCAAGCATTAGCAGATTGTATTAGATCAGATCAATTAAGTGCTAAACAAGTACATGAAACAATGATCTTTAATCCAGACTTTGCTAAATGGTATAGAATGAAATACATAGGCAGAAAATAATGACATATATTCTCGTAGACACAGCAAATACATTCTTCCGTGCAAGGCACGTTGTACGTGGTGATGCTGATATTAAAATTGGCATGGCTTTGCACACAACATTCCAAAGCATTCGTAAGGCTTGGAATGATTTTAACGGCAGTCATGTAGTGTTTTGTCTCGAAGGTCGTAGTTGGCGCAAAGACTTTTATGCACCATATAAACGCAATCGTCAAGAAACTCGTGACGCACTTACGCCTTCGCAACAGGAAGAAGATAAAATCTTCTGGGAAACATTTGATGAGTTTACTGGATTTCTACGAGAAAAAACAAATTGCAGTGTGTTACAACATCCGCAACTAGAAGCAGATGATCTTATTGCTGGTTGGATACAAGCACACCCTAAAGATGATCATGTTATTATTAGCACAGACGGTGACTTTGCACAATTAATTTCACCCAATGTAAAACAATACAACGGTGTATCAAAAACAACAATAACACACGAAGGTTACTTTGATGAAAAAGGTAAACCTGTTGTAGATAAGAAAACTAAAGCAGAAAAACCTGCTCCAAATCCACAATGGTTATTGTTTGAAAAATGTATGCGTGGTGATACAAGCGATAATGTGTTTAGTGCTTATCCAGGTGTTCGTGTAAAAGGTACAAAGAACAAAGTAGGATTACAAGAAGCATTTGAAGACAGAGAAACAAAAGGATTTAATTGGAATAATCTTATGTTACAACGTTGGACAGATCACGAAGGTAATGAGCATAGGGTATTAGATGATTACTCAAGAAATGTAATACTTTGCGATCTAACAGCACAACCGCCTGAAATAAAAGAACTAATAGGGAAAACTATTGCAGATGGTATTTCTGCAGGTAAAGATATTTCTCAGGTAGGTGTACGTTTAGTAAAATTTGCAAGCAGTTACGATCTTAATAAAATTACAGAACAAGCAGAAACGTATGCTAAACCTTTAAACGCAAGATACGGGAGAGTATAATGGAATTTGAATTTAAAGCAAAACAACTAATTCCAAATAAATTTTGGATTGTACAAGATCATGGACGTAAGGTAGGAACCTTAGCAAAAGAAAAAGAAGGATTCATTCTTGTTACTCCAAGAGATAAAATACATTTTGAAAATGTAGAAAAGGTATACGATGCATTTGGCAAAGACTTTTTTGAACAGATTGTAAAAAAGAAAACCAAAGATTCAAAGGTTATGGAAGTGCATGGATACCCTACTAGCACACAAGCATATAATCCTTTACTAGATGTGCAAAACAACTTACCTTTGTATAGCAAAAGCAAAAAATCTAAAAGTTTATACTGTGCAGGTTATTATACAATACGTTTTGCAAAAGGTTGGGTTAAATCGTTTTGTCCTAAACTTATCACACTACAAAGATATGAATACAAAGGTCCTTTTACAACAGAACTAGAAATGCGTCAGGTATTATCAAATGTCTCGAAATCCAGTTAATACAGTTCCAATTGAAAACTTTTTGCAAGCGGCAAAAGTAGCAGGCAAAACACAACAACGAGAACTTAAACTAGACTCTAAACAATATAAAGATCTTGCAGATAGCATTAGTATGTTACTTGCAAGGCTTGTAGAACTGCAAGATACACGCCTACAACAACCACAAGAGGTTAGTGTAGATGTTAAAATGGACGGCGGAAACTTCTAAATTTTCGATAAATAAGTACGTAGTTAACTTAAAGGAATTACGTACAATGAGTAGACCAAAACCAACTATCTTGTTGGAATATACCGACAAGAACACATATAGAAAAGAAGAAGTACTAGATGCAGAAGCAATCTGGGCGGTCTTTTATCAAGGTAAACCTTTTAATTTAAAAAGTTCAAATAGCATTTCGCCAACACCGGGACCTAAATATAAGAAAACAAGTTTTTCTAATCCTGGACATGCATTAAATCTTGCAAGAAAACTAAACACAACATTCAAAACACAAGAATTTGAAGTTTATAAGTTAACAAAAGGCGATAAAGTTTAGTAATGGATATTAAAGAAGCATACACCAAAACCTTTATGATAGGTGCTGGTGAAGAAGATACATCAGAACAGGAAATAAAAAAGAATTATATGCTTTGGTGGCAAAATACTAGAGCAAAAGGCGATGCTGGATTGCGTTTAACCAAAGACGGATTTGATTATGCTGTTGAACGTGCAGATTTACAAACATACGAAATTAAATTCCCCAACGAAATTAAGTTTACTCCACAAGTATTCTTATATCTAGACAACTTTATTGATTGTCCTTACTACGTTACAAAGAAACGTATCTTTGTTTTCAGCGAAAAAATGGGTTTACAACTTATGATGTTTGCTGGAGATATCAAACAGTACGGCCTTGCCCGTGCTATGGCTCAAGAACTAGAAGATTAAGTTCATTTTGGATAGTTTTTTTCCAAAATAGTGGAAAAACCGCTTGACATTTCCTTGTCTGATGCTATTATATACTTATAGTTAGAAACAAAGGAGCAATAGCAAATGGCACAAACAACAGAAGCACGTACAGTTACACCAAACGAAGCAAAGGCGGCTGTACAACACGCAATGAAACTGAAGCGTCCTATCTTTATGTGGGGTCCTCCAGGTATTGGTAAGTCTGACATTATGAGTCAGATTACAACACAACTTAAAAACGCACATCTTATTGACGTTCGTCTTTCATTATGGGAGCCAACGGACGTAAAAGGTATGCCTTATTATAGTGCAAACGACAACACTATGAAATGGGCACCTCCAGCAGAACTTCCAGATGAAGAATTTGCTAAACAATTTGACACAATCGTTCTTTTCCTAGACGAAATGAACTCTGCCGCGCCAGCAGTACAGGCGGCGGCTTATCAACTTATTCTAAATCGTAAGGTTGGTACATACAAACTTCCAGACAATGTTGTAATTGTCGCGGCAGGTAACCGTGAAACTGATAAGGGTGTAACTTATCGTATGCCGGCACCACTTGCCAATCGTTTTGTACACCTTGAACTACGTGTTGACTTTGAAGACTGGTTAACATGGGCGACAGAAAACAAAATCCACTCTGATGTAGTGGGTTACTTGACTTTCGCTAAACAGGATCTATATGATTTTGATCCAAAGTCAAGTTCACGAGCATTCGCAACTCCACGTTCTTGGAGTTTCGTAAGCGAACTTCTCGACGATGAACTGCCTGAGTCTACACTTACAGACTTGGTTGCAGGTAGCGTCGGCGAAGGCTTGGCAGTTAAATTTGCGGCACACCGTAAGGTTGCTTCTAAACTGCCAAATCCAACAGACATACTTAAAGGCAAGGTTAAGACTATGGAGTCGAAAGAAATTTCGGCGATGTATTCGCTAACTGTAAGTATGTGCTATGAACTTCAAGAGGCTTTCAAAAGCAAGGAGAAGGGTTGGAATCAAATGGCAGACAACTTCTTTGGTTTTATGATGGATAATTTTGAAACTGAACTTGTTGTAATGGGTACGCGAGTTGCTATCGCTACTTACAAACTGCCATTTTCGCCAAAGGACTTGAAAAACTTTGACCGTTTCCATGACAAGTACGGCAAGTATGTTCAAGCCGCTATGGCATCCTAACTAACTATAGAGGGGGTCTTCGGATCCCCTCGCTCTATTAGGAGGCCTAAATGAGCAGACATTTTTTTGAAAGACACAAACAAGGTTATGCAGGTATAAAAAATTCTGTAACCACAACTTGTACACTTCCTTATTGTAACAAACAATCTTCTAAGTACAAAGGAGCAGGCTCACGTCTTTGTGAACATCATCAAAGTTTACTAAGAGAGTACGGAGGTCCTGCTAGAATGGATCGTCCGTGGACATTTAATAAGAAAAGGTTTTGCGAAATTTGTGGACATAATCCATGGGAACATCCTAAAGTAAAACTAATAGAAGATGAACTAATTCGTGATCGTGTTGCATGGGGTATGTTATTTGTAGATCATATTGAAACGCAACGAGACGGTGGTAGCCATTGCGACCAAAATACTCAAACACTTTGTTTGGATTGTAATATGATTAAAAGTACACTTGCAGGAGATCTAGTTCCTAAAAAACTGTACAAAGACGAAAACGAATATCATAAAGTAATGGAACAACTAAAACCACACTACAAAAAAGTTTTTAACCAAATCAGTTGACCACTAGATAGTTTTCTGTTATAATAATTACAGTTAAATTGCAAATAAGGAGAAAAATTGCAAACTGTAGACTTAGCAATATGGTTGCGTAATAACGTAGATTGGAACAAGTATGTTACACTTGTACATACAATTGGTGACGAACTAAATGAGCGTAAATTACGATTTGACAAAAGCGACTTACTTGAACGTTCACTAGAACTGTTTAGCGATGGCAATCTAGTATATGTTAATTTGGAAGGTGTGGATCATATTGGACCCAACGGTATGATGATTGAAATGAAGTACACAGAAGGTTCGTTGTTTACACGCAAAACCAAAAAGAAAAAGAAACACGTATCAGATCTACAGTTAATGAACAGTCGTGGATCTAGTGCAGGTCGTACGCTTCCTCCGGGATATGCTGACTTTCTTCTTATTTGTGATACAGACAGTGTGGCACTAATTGCCAAAAATGATCTTATTCCTTTTGTAATTGATGCCGGTGATGGCCTTAAAACTTCCAAATTGCCGTCCAATATGGTACAATATGTATTCGTTCCGGGCGAGTATAAACCACTAGATCTAGCAGAATCTGTGTCATATAAAGATGCCAAAATGAAGATGCAACGTGATTTTTTAGCACAATTTTAGTTGACAAATACCTGTTTGATGCTATAATTATATTATAGTTAGAAAGTTAGGAGCAAACAATGTCAAAGAATACAACCGCAGTAGAACAGAGCATGATGGAGGGTAAAATCTATGAGCGTAATCCTTCAATTGATTCAAACAAAGTAAAAGAAAAATTAACAACCGCTAGAATTGCATTGTTAATTCGTCAACCATTTTTTGGTAATCTTGCTACACGTTTACAAATTATTGACGCAACGGATTGGTGTTCAACTGCCGCAACCGACGGTCGTCATTTTTTCTACAACGAAAATTTTGTAAACGAACTAACACAAAAACAAACAGAATTTCTTTTTGGTCACGAAATCCTACACTGTGTATATGATCACTTTACACGTAGAGATAATCGAGATCCTAACATTTATAATATTGCCGCTGACTATTGTGTTAACGGTGATCTAATTCGTCATAACATTGGCGAAGTTATTACACAGGTTAAACCCTTTCATGATCCTAAGTATTATGGTTGGGCATCAGAGGCTGTGTACGACGACATCTACCAAAAGTACGATGAAGAACAACTTGAACAGTTAGGAAAACTACTCGATGAGCATATTGACTGGGAAAAAGGAAAAGGACAAGGACCTGCAGGAGA